AAGCACAGCAAGATATTGACTGAATCCGGACATTTGCGTGGGAGTATCCGCTATCAGCTTCAAGGCCCGTCGGCTCTCGCCATTGGAACAAAGCGGGTTTATGCGGCGATTCATCAGCTGGGCGGAACGATAACACAAGCCGCCCGCAGCGAACTGTTTGTGAGAAATCGGCAGAGCGGGAAATTTTCGAAGGGAACAACGATGGGGCGTGGGTTTACGTTCAAAGAGAGGAAAATCAATATTCCCGCCAGGCCTTTTCTGGGGGTGAGCGCCCAGGACAGTACAAAGATCGTCGGAATCATTAACAATTATTTGTCGATGAGGTAAAGCCATGAAACATCTGATCTTATCAGTTTTGAAGGAAATGACCGGTGCGCCGTCCGAGTTCCAGCTTCTTCCCTGGGGCAAAATCGAGATCGCTGGCGATGAACCGGCCTATCTATACGACCAGGAAGCAGGGGCCCTGATCGAAGAATTCAAGAAACGCGGCAACGACATGGTCATCGATTACGAGCATCAAACGATTCAGGACGTTCAGGCACCGGCGGCCGGTTGGATCAAGCGCCTGGTCTGGAAAGGGACGGAAGGTTTGTGGGTGGCAGTTGAATGGACCAAGAAGGCGGAAGAATATCTGAAAAACCGGGAATATCGGTATTTCTCCCCGGTTTTATGGATCACGGCGAAAGATCGTAAAGTCGTGCTTCTGGAAAACGTTGCCCTCACGAACCAGCCGAAGATTAATAACTTGAAACCGCTTATGGCCAAGATGCGCCATGACGGGAATGACAAGGGCAATCAAAATCAGGAAAGGGAGGCTATTATGATCGAGAAACTGAAGAAAATGTTTGGGTTGGCCAGTGATGCCGGGGAAGACAAGGTCGAGGAAGCGGTCACCCAGCTCGTGGCCAAGAACGCGAAACTGGAAGGAGACGCGATCAATGTCGTCGCCTGCAAAGAGGTGCTGACGGCCCTGGGAGCAAAGGAAGGAGCGGGAAAAGACGAGGTCATTCAGATCGTCGCTTCTCTCAAAGCTCCGGCGGAAGTCGCCAAGACCCTGAGCCTGGAAGTCGCGGAGCTTAAAAAGAAAATCTCCGGGATGGAGCAGGAGGACCTGATCTCCCTGGCTTTGAAGGAAGGCAAGACGAGCCCTGAGGAGCTGGACAAATGGGGACGCGACCTGGCCGGGAAAGCGCCGGAGCAGTTCAAGCAGATCGTTCTGTCCCGTCCGGCAGGAAGTGTGATCCCCGTGGACGGCATCAGGATCGCGGCGAAAGACACCCACGGCGGGATCGATGCCAATCAGAAGACCATCAACGAGATGATGGGAATCGAAGAGGAAACCTTCAAGAAATATAACAAATAAGCCAATCCCTGATGGGAAAAGGAGGATGAAATGAGGAGACTAATCTGCAATTGTTTCGGAAGTGTGACGACGTTTTTTATGTTCTTTTGCGTCTGCCTGGCGGCTCTGGCAATGAAGATCTTCGGTTCGGGAGGCGAGGAACCTCTCCTGATGTTTGCCATGACGGCGCTGGCTACAGACAAGAAAACCGAATATCGGGAAGGAGTTGACATCTCCATTCCCGTGGACGACGGAGACGTCATTTACGCCGGGGCGATGGTTAGCGTCAACGCCGCCGGGTACGCCGTAGCGGCAGGAGACACCGCCAGCACTCTCTTTGTAGGCATCTCCCGAGAACAGGCGGATAACAGCCTGGGCCTGGACGGCGCGATCAACGTCACGGTGCGCAGGCGTGGTCTGTTCAAAATGTCCTTTGCCACGCCGATCACCATCGCCAACGTGGGCGACAGCGTCTATATCGCCGATGACCAAAACGTCGATCTCGTCGGGAATGTCACCAACGACATCTTCGCCGGGATCATCGCCGAGTACATTGATACGACCCACGCTTGGATCGATATCGAACCGGCGATCAGGCAGTCGGATGCGGCCGCCCATATAGCGGACGGAAGCGCCGCCCACGCTGCCAGCGCGGTTTCCATCGTCGACGCGGGATTATTTACCGGCCAGACCGAGGTGGAGGCGGCACTCCAGGAGATCTACCAGAGCCTGCTTACCGCCAAAGGAGTCATCAACATTCCCACAAACTATTTCTCCGCCGCAGGAGTTGCCCTGGCTGCCTTCGCCGATGGCGCCAGCGATGTTCCCGGATTTTGCGTCACAGCAAAAGGGATGGGCGTTCGCTGGAACAACCACGCAGCCCCTCTCGCTGTCGCCGCCAAAGTGATCGTTCCCCCCGATGCCGACATCACGGCCAACATGACGCTGCATGTCCTGGCGGCCAAAACCGGCGCGACGATCGGCGATGCCACCAAGTTTACCGTGGCGGCCTACAACAACGTAGTCGATGCGGTATACGACGCCGATGCGGATTTCGGCGGCGACTCCAGCGCCATGACCGGGGATGCCGTTGCCAAGACGGTCCAGCACGAGACGCTCACCCTCGCCCTGGCCAATCTTGCCGCTTACCCGGCAGCGATTGAGCTGACCATCAAACCGAAAGACGGGACCCTCGGCACGGATGACGTGATCATGCTGGCAGCCTGGATCGAATACAAGAAGAAGCTGCTGACGGCGTAACATAACCCATGAACGGGGGGGAGAACGCTCCCCCACACACAAAAGAAGGAGGACACAACATGATTGTCAATCAAGCGAATTTGCAGGGAATTTATAAGTCGTTCAGCACCGTTTTCAACCAGGCGTTTGACGCGGCTGCAAGCCAGTGGCTCCTGGTGGCCATGCAGACGCCCTCCACCGGACGGAGCGTCGATTACAAATGGCTGGGCGATTTCCCCATGATGCGGGAATGGCTGGGCGACAGGGTTCTGAAGGATCTCAGCGCCTTCAAGTACGAAATCACCAACAAGGACTACGAGTCGACCGTCGAGGTGGATCGGAATGACGTCGAAGACGATCAGATCGGCGTCTATACGCCCATGATTCAGGGACTGGCACAGGCGGCAAAGGTGCACCCTGACATCTTGGTCTTCGCCCTCCTCAAAGCCGGTTTTGCCACGGCATGCTTCGACGGGCAGTATTTCTTCGACACCGACCATTCCGTCAATGGAGCGTCGGTGGCCAACAGCGGCGGTGGAGCAGGGACCCCCTGGTACCTCCTCGATCTGTCCCGCCCCATCAAGCCGATTGTTCTGCAGATCCGGAAGCGGCCCCAGTTTGTGGCGATGGACAGGCCGGACGACGAGAACGTTTTCATGCGGAAGAAGTTCCGGTACGGCGTCGATGACCGGAAAAACGTCGGCTACGGCCTGTGGCAGCTTGCCTACGGCAGCAAGCAGACCTTGAATGCCACGTACTATGCGGCAGCCAGGGCGGCCATGATGGGCTTCACCAACGACGAAGGCGTTCCGCTCGGTATCATGCCGACCCATTTGGTCGTTCCGCCGACCCTGGAGTCCTATGGTCGTTCCGTCGTGGAAGCGCAGTTCGATTCCACCGGGGCGAGCAACGTCTGGTTTGGCACGGCGAAGCTCGTGGTCGTGCCCTGGTTGGCATAAGGGTCTTTCAAAATGTTATCTCCCTGTGCCTCCCGTGAAACTGGGAGGCACAGGGAAAACCTGAAGGAGAGCGAAAATGATCCGAATCAAAAGCAAAAAAGCGGGGTTCAGGCGATGCGGTGTTTCCCATCCGGCAGAGGTTATCGAATACCCGGACGAGCGTTTTACGAAGGAAGATCTGAAGACGCTCCAGAGCGAACCGATGCTGGTCGTGGAGATCGTGAAGGAGAAAAAGGAAGACCCGCCTGAAAGCCCCGGTGAGGCGGCGGAAGCGGCTGACAGCGGCAAAGAATCGGTCAAAACCGGGAAGAAAGGCAAACGGTAATGTCCTATTGCATCCAAGACGATATCCTGAGTCTGCTCAATGAAACAACGCTGATCCATTTGACGGACGACGATGGTGCGGGTGAAATTGACGACGATAAGGTCACCCGTGCCATCGCCGATGCAGACGCCACCATCGACGCATATTGCCAGGATCGTTATAGTATCCCTCTATCGCCGGTTCCTCCGAAGATTCGCCAGATCAGCGTGGATATAGCGGCCTACAACCTCTATTCCCGGAGTGATCTCCCCATGCCCGACATCCGGTCGGACAGGAATAAAGAGGCGATTCGCTTCCTGGAAAAAGTGGCGGACGGGAGAATCAAGCTCGGCGCGGAGACGCCTTCGCCTGCCAATACGGATAACACTGTGAACGTTGATTCCAACGCCCGGATTTTTAGCCGGGAGAAGATGTCGGGGTTCTAATGATTGAGACGATTCAGGACGACATCATTACGCAATTGCAAAAGATCACCACCGTGGCCAGCGTCGGCGTCTGGCAGGGCGACATTGAGGATCTCCTCAAATCTCCCCAGCGCCTGCCTGCCCTGAACGTCATCTATCACGGCGCGGATTTTGGAGAGAAAAAGGTCATCGGGACAAACCGGGCGGATCACCAGATGGACTTCCTAATCGTTCTGGTATATCGGAATCTCAAAAGCAGGGAGGCCGGTGCATCCGAAGCCTACACGATCATCGAGGCGGTCAGAAACTATCTCATCGGCCACCAGATCAGCCCTTATGGGTGGCTCTGGCCTGTCAGGGAGGATCTGGTGACGGCTGAGGGTGGGCTGCTGGTTTATGGCCTTAATTATCGTCTGAAGACGAATGTCATCGCAACTGAGCCGGTCCCTGAACCGGAACCGTAAAAGGAGGATCTATGAAAAAACTATATTATGACGAAGGTCCGAAAATCATGGGCTGCGGCGTCGCCGGGCAGTTCAAGATCGGCGTCCCGAAAGAGGTACCTGACGATCTGGCGGAAGTCCTGCTCCGCAAGGGGAGGTTGAAGGAATTCCAGGAAAATCAGCCGGAGTTTGTATCCGGCAAAGGCAAGAAGGGAAAGGAGGAATAACCCATGTCTCAGCAATCAGGCGCTAACGCCGTATTGATATTCGACACGGAAGCCACATACAAGACCACGCCGACCCCGGACGCACACGTGCTGCCGTTTACGAGCGAATCTCTCCGGCTGAGCCGAAATCTCGTATCGTCCAATACGATTCGTTCGAACCGCAATCCCCAGGCCCCTGTCCGGGGAAACGTGGACGTTGCAGGGGATATCAATTTCGAGCTTACCCCGCAGTACGGGAAGCTCTTCAAGCACATCTTTGGAGGCTACGGCGTTGCGGGAGGTCCGGCCCCCTACACGCATACCTACAAGATCGGCGCGCTTCCCGTCGGAATGTGCATCGAGAAGCAGTTCACGGATCTGGCCACTGACAAGTACTTCCTCTACAACGGATGCCGGGTGAACAGCTTCAAACTGTCTGCCAAACCGGAGGGGATGATCGAGTGCTCCGTCTCCATCATGGGAGCGAAAGAGACCGTCGGAGCGGCCACCTTCGATGCCACGGCGACCGACAACGGCCATACGCCGTTTGACGGCTTTTCTGGGTCTATCCAGCGCGGCGGATCTTCCCTGGGAACGGTCACCGAGATCGATTTCACCCTGGATAACGCCCTGGACGGGAACACTTACGTCATCGATGGTACGGGCCAGCGCTACAGCCTTCCGGAAGGAAAGGCGAAGGTGACCGGTACCGCCAAAATCCTCTTCGAGGACGACGTGCTTTACGCCCTGGCCATTGCTCATACCGAGACGACCCTGGAACTGCATTTTACGAAGGGCGCGGGAACGGGTGCGTCGGCAGGCAACGAAAAGATGAGCTTCTACCTCGATGAGGCCATTTTCAAGCCTCAGTCCCCGGTGATCTCAGGACCGACGGGCCTGCTGGTGGAGCTTCCTTTTGAAGGCTTCTACAACGACGATGCCGATGCTTCGGCCCTGCGGATGGTGCTTTTGAGCCCGATAGCGACATTCTAAGCCCAGAAAGGATGCAACATGGAAAAAGAAATAGGCGGAAAGAAATTCGAAATCCGGCCCCTCACTCGGGGCGAGGTTAAGGCCCTTAGAAAGAAGGGCTACAATATCGGGAATCTGTCTCTCGAAAACGCGGATGATGCCGCCGACGAGATCCTGGAGTTGGTCTGTGGGACGGAGCAGATCCAGGAGGTCGACAAACTTCCGAACGACCAGGCTCTGGACCTGTTCAAGGCGATCATCGACCTGAGTTACGGCAAAGGCGACGATGAAAAAAACTTGAAGCCATCTGGCAGTGGTACGAAGGCGGCGGACCTGCCAGGTGCAAAGGATGCATAGATCGGTCTCGGTGTGATCAATGCCGGAACGCCCCGCCCGCTTTGCTGAGGGAAAATGAAGACGCCTGGGATCTATGGACAAACGTCTTGACGCAATGGCGGGTGGGGCCGAACGGTGTGATCGGTCTCGATTACAATGCCGCCGCCATGATTGCGGGCGTGATCGAGATCGAATTTGACAAGGTGGTTTTACGAAAGCTCCGGGTTCTCGAACAGAGCGTATTGAAGGGGATTCATGACAAGCAGGATGACCGTCCGCATAATGACCCGAAATCAGCATTTTGCCGGGCCTGCCGGGTGGCAAAAAAGAACGTGGACTGCTCGACCTGCAATATCGACCAAATAATTGTGAAGAGTCCAAATGACAAAACTCGAAATAATCATCGCAGCTAAAGACCTGGCGTCCGGCGTCTTACAGACAGTGAACGGCGCAACGCGCTCCTATAGGCAGACGCTCCAGGAGACCAACAGCACTGCAAACGAATTTTCCGGGACGATCCGCAATCTATTCCTGTCGTTCGGCGGTTATGCCGTCATCAAAAATGCGATGACTGCCGGGTATGGGTTCAATTCCGTGATGGAAGAAACCAAAGTCGGGTTGGCCTCTTTGATCTATTCCATGCGGGAATTCAGGGACGGAACGGGAGAGGTCGTAACTGGACAGCGGGCCTTCGCCGCCGCCCTGGGGTTGAGCGTCGAGACGCAGAACCGGCTTCGCATCGCCGGGCTGGAAACCGCCGCAACCTATGAGCAACTGACGAAGGCTTACACCCAGGCTTACGTCCCGGCCCTGAAGGCTGGTTTCGATGAAAAAATGGTCGTGAACTTCTCCACGGCCATAGTCCAGGCGGCCACGTCCATGCGCGTTCCGCTTGATATGCTCGGTGAGGAAGTCCGAAGCATCCTGAGCGGCAATATGACGCCGAGAACGACCATGCTGCAGCCGCTCATGGAGGCGGCCGGGCTGACAAACGAAAAGATGCGCCAACTGAACGCAACAGGGAAGCTCTATCCTGCCGTCATGAAGGCCCTTGAAGGGGCCACAGTCGGCGCAGCAGAGGCATCCAAGAATCTATCCGTCCAGTTGTCCAACCTGAAGGACGCAGCCACCCAGGCCCTCGGAAAGGGCATGGAAATAGGCTTTCAAAAGACAAAGAGCATCATCAAGGATGTCACCGATTCCATCGTCACGTTCAATAAGGAAACCGGAGAGATCAAATGGAATGAAAGCCTGATCGTCTCCCTGCAGAAGATGGACGAGAAGATCTTCTCCATCATCGACGGCATCCGGGGCATGAGCAAGGCCATTAGCGATTTCACGAAAAATCATCCCGTCATCGTGGATCTCCTTACCGGATTCGGCGGTCTGGCGGTGAAGATCCTGGCCGTCGGCGTAGCCATCAGGGCCATCGGTGGAACGGTGACCTGGCTTGCTTCCCTGGTCGCTGCCAATGTTGCCTTCATGGCGGGCCTGTTTGCCCCGGTAGTGGCGTCAATCGAAAGCCTGTTTGCAGCGGCGCTGGCTGGTGCGGGAGGTCTGGCGACAATGGCGACGGCAGCCGCATTGGCTGCCGGAACTATGGCCGGTATTGGGGCGGCATTTATCGGATGGAAGTTGGGCCAGCAGATCGCTCAGATGGAGATCCTGGGGCTGACCATTGGTGAAGCTATGCAGGCCGGGTACGCCTCCGTCGCCAAGTTCGGCGCGTATGCCGTTTATACCTGGGACATGATCGGCGCCACCGCAAAATCGGTGTGGGGACAGGTCAAAGAGGCAGGGAGAATCCTCTTTTACGAGTTTATTGCCACCATCCAGGAATCCTTTCCCAAGATGGCGCAGTTCTTTGGGCTGACGGAGGTTTACCGAAAAAAGGCCGATTCCGCCAGAACAGCGCAAGGTGCCATCTATCAGGATTTCATAAAAAATCAGACGGCAGCCGAAGGTAAGCTGAAGCAGGAGTTGAATGTCCAGGAGTCGATCCGCGAGGAGATATTCAGGGGAGCCGACGCCAGGAATAAAATCAAGAACGCTACGGACAGCGCCACGAAGAGCACGGAAGAGCTTACTGCCGGAAGCCGTAAGGGAAAGGCGGCTGCCGTTGAATATAACCTGTCCCACGAAGGCGTGAATCAGACCCTGGACCGGATGACCGATATTCTCAAGTCCGCTAAGGAGAAGATCCTTGAATTTGCGTCGGAAATCAAGAAACTGACCGCGACGTCTCACGGGGCCAAGCTGATTGACATCGAGGATGCCTACCGGAAGGACATGGCGGCCGTGGAGAAGTACAAGACCGATATGGAGCGGGCCGTCCGGGAATTACAGGAGAAAATCTCGAAAGCACAAAAAGATGCTGCAAAGAAAAACGCCAAACGGGACGCCAATGATCCCATCACTGCCGTCGATCCGGCGCTCCAGGCCGACCTGAAGAACATGCTCAAGGCCCAGGAGGAAGTGAACGCTCAGGTCGAGACCATGCGCAAACAGGCGAAAGATAAGCGGGACATCGCCGTTGCTCAGGAAAACGCCGAATCTCTGGCGAGCGTCCGTTCGTTCGTTACCGCTCAGACACAGGAATACACCCAACTGACCGGGAACGTCAGGGCCGGTTACAAAGCGGAAGCCGATGCGTTGCGAGCGAAACTCGCGGAGGAGCTGGAGGACGTCAAGATCTCTGCCGAGAAAAAGGCGGCCATCACGCTCCTGTACAACGAGAAGATCCGTCAGGCCGAGGTGGTAAAACCTGCCGAGTATGACCGGGCGGCACGGGAGGCGGAACTTAACAATCGCCTGGCCAGCCTGGATTTGATCGAGGCCGAGGGTACGGCGCATCGAAATACCATAAATGAACGCATTCGTCTGACGGAACAACTTATCTCCCTGCAGCGTCAATCGCTCGCGGCGATGCCCAAGACGGGCAATGAGCAGGCATGGAATGCGCAAATGGATAAGATTATCGCCGAGATGAAGAAACGGGCGGAGCTGGCCCGTGAGACGTTGATGAATGAGCCACTGGAGGCGTTTAAGCTGGGGTTCAAGGACATTTTAAACCAATGGACCGACACGGGTAAGCAGATGTATGACATCGCCCAAACAACGGCCCAGGCAATGCAGCAGGGCTTTTCTGACTTATTTTTCGACGCCTTTCAGGGAAAGCTCAAAAGCCTGGCGGACTATCTCAACGCCTTTTTGACATCCGTTCATCGAGCCCTGGCTAACGCCCTGTCACAACAGGTGTCGGCTGGGATCACCAGCGGGATTCAGGGGCTATTTAACAGCGGGTCGTCTCCGGGAGCGAATTACGAGATCGGTGCTGTTGGGTCTCCCTACACCGCCAGCGAAGCGGCCTATATCAATACCGGTGTTTGGCATGGAGGCGGTGGCCCTGGGGATTCACCTAAATCGTATAACATCATCCCGAATTTCGCCTTTGCCGGAGCCCCTCGTTTTCACGGCGGATTCGCGCCTGATGAATATCCCGCCATTCTGCAGCGTGGAGAAGGTGTTTTCACCGCCGGGCAGATGAAGGCCCTGGGGCTCATGGCGAATAGTGGCTCTCTTCCGAAGGTGACCGTCAATATTGACAACCAGACGGGCACGCAGATGGAAACGGAGCAGAACGACATCCGGTTCGATCACGAGCAGCTTATCATCAACGTGGTGGCCAAAAAAGCGAAGAGCAGCCCTGATTTCAGGAGCCTCCTGGCCACCGGCGGGAGGGGTGCATGAGTGGCGTTTACGAAAACACCGAATATGACCTGATCTCTGCCCCTATGGGCGGATACAAACCGATGATTGTATCTCCGAAAGTTCGTTTTCAGGCGACGGCGGGATATGTCCATCAGCGCGACCGCTACCCCGCCCGTGGCAAAAAGATTGTCATTGAATCTCCAAACATGAGCCAGGGCGAATATAACATGCAACGTGCCTGGATCGACTACATAGGCTCGGAAACATTCTGGTATGTCCTGCCAACTTCCCTGGAGCCCAGGCCGGACGGCCAGGTCATTCCCAGGGCGATTCTGGCGAGGATCATCGATGAAGAAATTCCGGAGGATCCCGTAGAGTATGGCGACGGCTATATATATCATACCAGGATCACCCTTGAATCTATCGGACCGGAGGTGGAATGATGGCCAGGACGATACCGGATGACGACCACCGAAATTTCAACAAACCTTCTGTATGGGTGCCCCTTTTTGAAATCACTCTGGAGACTCAGACGCTTTATTACACGCCGAACCAGGAAGAGATCGTCGTGGACGGCAATACCTATTCGCCTTTCCCCGTCATGCTGGACGAGATCCGGGACGACGGCAAGGGCGAGATCGCCACGGTTCAGTTGACCATCTCCAATATCGATGGCGTCCTGGGAACCTATCTTAAGCAGTCCGGATCCGTTGATGGGCAGACGATTATTTTCAAGCTCTATTCCGCAGAAAAGGACGATATCGTCTATCAAGAAACGCTGGAGATCCTCAAATGCGGGCCGATCACGGACGACGCCATCGTCCTTGAGTTGGGGACGTTCAATCCATTCATGGTGTCGCTCCTTCAGGAGAAATACCTGACCGATTTCTGTTGGAACCGCTACAAGGGGAAAGGCTGCTATATCAAGCAAATAGACGGCACTTATGCACAGCCGTCCGGATTTATAGCCGGATCTCCAGATTCCTGCAGCCACACCCTGGCGGATTGCGAGCGACACACGAATGTTTTGAGGTTCAATTCTTTTCCCGGCATTCCCGGATCTGCCTATGTGGGAGGTGGTGGCTTTGTATAATCATCCTGCTCCTGTTCCCATTGCATATACCCCGGTCGAGTGGAAAGACCTGATCGGGATCCAGTACGCCCTCCGGGGAGAACATGACCCTCTGTGTCTGAACTGTTATGGCCTGATTCGGGAGGTTTATTGCAGGCTAAAAGTCGAGCTGCCTGCCCGTGATGAAGACGGCATCGATGAGGCGCTGATCGCTACTGAGGGAAGAAACTGGATCAAGATCTCACGCCCTCAGCCCTATTCCGTAGCCCTGCTGAAGATGCCTTCTGGCAACTATCACCTCGGCATCGTGACGCCGGAGATGAGTCTGCTCCATTCTCTTCCCCACAAGGGCGTCGTGTTGTCTCGCCTTTCCCGGTACGATTCGTTTATCGTCGGTTACTATGCGTACAAGCCTGGCGGCGGGGAATCGTTGCCGGACGGGGATGGAGGAAACTCCGGCAGGATGATAGCACAAATTCTGGTGGTTATCGTCGCGGCGATTGCGACTTGGTATGTCGGCGGCGCGGGTGGTTATGGAGTTGCGGGATTGAACATGGGTGCTGGCTGGGGAATGGCGGCGGGGATGGCCGTTACTTTGGCCGGCAATATGGTCATCAATGCCACCATGCCCCTTGCCCCTCCGGAGGTCCCACAGATCTCCGGCTTCAGCGGCGACATCGCCGCCAGCAGCGTTTACAACCGCTATGACTGGAACGGGATCACCAACGAGGCCAGCCAGGGCCTGGTGAAGCCCATGATCTTCGGGATAATCAGGACAGGCGGCCAGATCGTCAGCGAGAAGACCTGGTATGATCCGAGCGAGAACGAATATCTGGACATGCTGCTCTGCCCGGCAGGTCACCGGATCACCCGCTTTGAGGATATTCGCATCAACGACACGGTCTATACCTACTTCAAGGGGGCCTACATCGATTCGCGGATGGGCGATGATGAGCAGACCATGATGGACATGTTTGACGTCATCCACGTCCAATATGCCTCCGGTGCCAGGGTTCCTTATGATGCGTCGACAAGCGGTCCTTCCAACGTGGTCCTGTTCGCCTCGAAAGCGAGGATCACCGGGGCAAGACTGACGATTGTTGGCCCTCGTGGAATCTGTGAATATACCGGCGGCGCTTATGTGGCCAGAAGCGTCGATTTCCGTATCCAGTATCGGAAAACCTCAGCAAGCACCTGGAATTTCATCCCTGGAGACGGCGTCGTCGGCCCTGGGGATATCACTGAAACAAACAGCGGGTTCTCCGGGAGAATTACCTGGGGCTTCGACAGCAATATTGAGACGACCTACATCTCCTTCACCCTCAATAGCTACTGGACCATCGACAATTCAACCTATTTCTCCAATTCAGGGTATCGGGTGTATTACCGGGAGACCGGGGCGAGTTCATGGATACTTCACAACACATATGAGTTCGGCACTCCTGCCGGAGATCCATTCACACAGCCGAATGCAAACGGATCCGTCAACGTCGTCATTAACAATCTTCCTGAAGGCTATTATCAGGTGCGTGTGGACTGGTATCACGACTGGTGTACGAACGTATACGGGACCCACAACCGAAGCGCCTTTGCTATTACCAGTGTTGTCATGGCGTCGCAGGGGGAAGCCTTTACGATCAGCGGCGATTCCCTATCGCCGACGTCTGCCGTATCCAGAACAGCGCAAATCACCGGCCTGGACAAAGACTACTATTACTTCCGGATCTGGAGGACGACGACCGACCAGGATACCGAGCTTTGGATGGACGATATTTATCTTAAGTCCTATGCCGAAATCATCGATGCTCAGTGTTCCTATCCGAACCACTCTCTGCTGGGCGTCCGGGCAATGGCGACGGACAGGCTCTCCGGGGCCCGCCCGAAGGTTACCTCCGTCGTCACGGGTCCCCCCTTATCGGTTCCTCCTGCCGCCGACCGGGAAGACACGACCGTCTATGCCGACGAGGGCCTGGTCACTGGAACGGGAACCGAGATCAATGAGATCAACGTCGACGGCCTGCGCAAGATCAAAATCAATGCCGCCCTCGCCGATCCGGACACGGTTCCGGACACGTATTACTGGCTGGTCTTCATGGCTTCCTCCGGTTACGCCCAGGACGCCCGGCCCTTGACGAAGTTTTATGTCCGGGTCGAGACCTGGGAATTGACTGATTCCAATACGAAAACCAGGCTCTATGTCCGGATGGCGGAAACGGTTACGGCGGGCGCTTCCGTCATGGCCTTTCACGAAAGCGACGCTCCGACCAGAAACACCGCCTGGGCCACTGCATTAATGCTTTTGAACGGTTCTCAGGGGCGGATCACGATCAGCGACGACCACTGGTCCTATTGGGAAGAGTGGAACGATTGGAATGAAGAGCTGGTTTATAACGCGGCAACCCTCGCATATGAAAAGCGGCACCAGTATGATGCCGTGATCGATTTTCAGTCCGACCTGTGGAGCACTGCCTTCAGGGCGGCAGCCACCGCCAGGGCGGCGCTGGTCGCTTCCGGCGGCAGTTATCGTCCCGTGATCGACCGGGCGGCCACGGAAGTGCAGATCTTCGCTGAAGGTAATGCCGCAAATAGCCGCGTCGAGATGATCCCGAAGCAGGATCGTCCCAACATCCTGGTCACCACTTTCCTCGATGAAAATGACAACTACAAACAGAAAACCATCTCCGAGGAGGATGTGGCTGCTGGTGAATATCCGATTGTGAAGACCATTCCCATCCAGGTCGGCGTCGTCCGGGAATCCCAGGTGCGCCGCCTGCTGAAATACATGCTGGCGCAGAACCGCTATGTGACCCACACGATCTCCCTGGACGCCGGGCTCGATGCCATCGAATGCGAGGTCGGCGATGCCTTTTTGAATCAGTCCCAGGCGAAGGACCTGGCGTTTTCCGGCAGGATTCAGGAGGTCTCCGGCAGCAACGTCCTTCTGGATCGGGAATTCACGCCGGAAGCGGGCGAAACCTATAAACTGTCCATCTGGGGCGACGGGGCCATCTATACCTGGCAGGGCACCCTGACCGGGACGGATATTCAGACGATCCCGCTGCCGACGGGCTTTGTCATGACCGACATGTACGAATATCCCTATATGCTGACGAAGTTGACTGCCGAACGGACAAAATACCGGCTGCTTGGCGTCAAGAGACCCGTATCGACTATGCATTCCGAACTCGCGGCCATCGAGTATCGCTCCGAGGTCTATGCGAATGATTGAAGGAGGTTGCCATGAGTGATGTATTTCCAAGCGTTTTATACACCCTCTACGATCTGCGCTACAAAAAGATCACCGATCAGGACGCCAAAGACACGGCGCAAGATGCCGCCCTGGACGTCCACAAGGTCTATCCGGACGCCCATGCCGTGCAGAACGTCATGGAACCGGCGACGAACAATGCCGGGCGCGTCGGAGGGGCATCCAAGAATTACGCGGCCGGGTATTTCCAACAGGTTTTTCTGGGTGGGGTTGGCAAAACCGCCTGGGATCTGGCCGCCTCCGGTTTGAACGGCCTGGTCATGTCCGGGGTGTCCACCTTCGGTGGCGTCGACGGTATCACGATCACCCACAACCTCGGCTTGACGGGCTATGTCATCACGGCGACGCCCCTGGCCAAAGCGGAACGGGTCGGCGGGGTCTGGTACGTCCGGGCGGCCAACACCGTCACGGTCTATAACACCGGCGAGGCGGGAATACAGTTCACGATCACCATCGAGGTGGACGCCGGGATGACAACCCCGGCGCAGTGGCTCTGGCGTCATTACGGCGGTCTGCAGGTGGACGGCCAGATCTGGGCGAAGAACCTGATCGAGTCCCTGGACATCAAACCGGACAGCGACGCGGCCCGGACCCTGGGATCGGCGATCCTGCGCTACCTGCAGGGGCATTTTGTGAACCTGACCCTGGGTGGGGTGTCAAAGGCAGCCTGGCCGACAGCGGTCGCCGGATCGAACGGCAATGTTTTCATGAGCGGCGCTGTTACCCTGGCCGGTCAGGATGGAGTGACCGTGACGCATAGCAAAGGCGACACGAGTTATCTGGTCAAAACCATGCCCACCGGGACCGGCGGCCTGGGACGGATCGGCGACATTTCTTATGTGAAAGCAGCCAATACGGTCGTGATCTACAATTCCGGGCATGGCGGCTTCCCGGCGGACATCGAATTATCCAACGTGGTGTAAGGAGGGCTTATGATTATCGGCAATAATGACAAAATCAGCGTTCAGGGATCGACCTTTAACCTCGCCGCCTTTGCCTGCGCCCAGGGCAACGTCGCGGCCCAGGCGGTCGATTTGTCGCCCTATCAGGGGCATACGGTACGGGTCTATCTCGACGGCAATCTCCAGATCCGGATCAATCCCAGGGAGGACATGTTCTGGCAACTGGCCGAGATGTCCATTCCGGCACCTCAGAGCCGCCAGATTCAGCAGGGAACCGTCGAAGTAGAAAAAACGGAATCGGAGACAATCTTACGAGGAGAGACCGACTTTGATGCCGTGCCGGGTATCGATGGAGCGGAAATAAAAGAGGTCGGGCATTACTGGAAAAACTACCGTCGCGGGTTGATTTGGCAAGCGGAGGCAACGGGGGTGCGCTGGCTGGGCGATATTGGTCCTATCGTCGGAGAGGAATATCCGGTCACGCTGTTGAGGGCCGTTATCGAAACAAACATGGTCTCCGAGGTCATTCCGCTGGATCTGGAGGAAATCATCATTCAGGCGTTTGAAAATCCCGTTTAAAGGAGGACGATATGGGTAAGCGAACCAGTTTGTGGATTTTGGAAAAGTTGATGCAGTTCGACACGAGGCTTGACGTCTATGTGGACGCCGACGGCAATGAGTCGGTTATGAAATGGATACCTCCGTTTCGTGCCTGCCGGGCACTGACCAGCACTGCGGCGGTGGCGACACCGTCAGGGAGCGTCGGCGATTGGTTTCACCCTGAAGATATTCAGGCGGGATGGGTGAACAACACGGATTATGAAATCATTTCGATGGGCGGATACTGGGTCGATATGTATCTCTGTTCGTCTCCCCTGGCAACATCTGCCAGCATAGGCTCTGCCTGTAACGGCACTGATGTAAACAAGAAAGCCTATGTGTCCCAGCCCGGAGTCGCTCCGATGGTGAGTCAGACCATTGCCCACTTTCGGCAATATCTGAAGTCGAGATTTTCCTATGGAGGATTCGCGGGCGGTATCGCCGGGACCGGATGGGCCGGGAAGGGCGGTCTCATGACGGATGCCCACTGGTTCGAGTTGTGGATCTGGACCAGGATTAACCGTTGGCTGCTCCGTGGAAACACCAATGGATATGTGGATGAATCGGGAACGCCTGCGACCCCGAAGTGGCACTTGGATGCCAATGATATCGGCATGCGTGATCAGTCCGATACGGCTGGGCATGGCTCGTCTCTGACCGGTGGCGGCAGCAAGCTGTGGGATATTCCGATCAGTGATTTTTGCGGAAACCGATGGGAATTCACGGATGGTCTTCGATTGAACGGCGGTGCCATTTATACGGCCGGGAAGACTGTCAACCCATTTACGGGCTACACCGACGGCTATGGCCATGCAAGCTTTGCCGCCACGGGCTTGTCCGTCTCCGGGTGTACGCACGGGCAGTCCATAGCATCATACCGTGCGGAAGCCGCACTGAAGCTGCATGGGATACCGGCCAGCACTGTAACTGCGGGCACGGGCGGTTTTGATGGCGGGGTTTTCTATTTTGACCTTACCTCTGAGCGGATAGCTCTTCGCGGTGGTAGTTGTTCTAATGGGGCGCTTTGCCCCGGCGCGCTCTACATTTACTTTGCGCCCTCCGTCAACGGTTGGTTTATCGGCGCGCGCGCAGTACTTGTTCCCTGAAACCTGGTTCCTGTGTTCTGACCCTCTGCCCGATAGGGCAGAGGGTTCGCGAAAAATTTTTGAAGATGCGCTTTTTGTACAAGAAATAAAAGGCGGACAGTATTCCAGGGAGTTGCGACCTCCCCAGACCAGGCGCTAAAGACGCCCGACGGGATAACCCGCTACCATCCGCACAGTGAAACCGAACGGCTTATAGCAGGGTTACTCCCATAAATCAATTCGGGGAGGACCACAATGAACAGTTTTTTAGCGTATATGGGCGGAAAATCGTTACTGGCGCGCAAGATCATTCCGAAGATCCCGGAGCACAAATGCTACGTGGAAGTCTTCGCGGGCGCAGCCTGGCTGTTATTCAAGAAAGAAGAGAACACATCGGACGTGGAGATTATCAACGACATTAACCTGGATCTGGTGACCCTGTACCGGGTGGTCAAACACCACCTGGAGGAGTTTATCAGGTATTTCAAATGGGTTCTCGTCTCGCGTGATGAATTCTATCGGTTTCGCAAGGAGTTACCGGATACCCTGACGGACATTCAGCGGGCGGTCCGGTTTTACTATCTCCTCAAGTTGGGCTATGCGGCCAGGATTAAGGACCCGTCCTTCTCCATCGCCACAACCTCCAAGCCCCGCCTGAACCTCCTGCGGATCGAAGAGGAGTTGTCTGCGGTCCACCTTCGCCTGGCGCGGGTCTACATCGAGCATCGATCCTACGCGGAGGTCTTTGCCCGCTTTGACAAGCCGGACACCTTCTTTTATATCGATCCGCCCTATTACGGCTGCGAGGATTACTATGGGGACGGAATCTTTGATCAAAGTGATTTCATGAAGCTCCGGGACATCCTGGCCAGCATTTCCGGTAAATTCATCCTGTCGATCAATGACGTGGACCATATCCGGGATCTGTTCAGGGGCTTCCACATCGAGACGGTACCGACGTCCTATTCGGCGGCCGGGGCCAACAGAAAGAAATACGTGAACGAGCTGCTCATGATGAATTATGAGCCGCCTATTGAATCATAATCTTGACGATGGAAAGGCACCGTGATAGAAGGCGAGGTCCTTATCGGGGTGATAAATCGATGGAAGAGTTGATCTTAAAGCAGAAACACGAAGACATGATGATTTATGGCTACGGTTGCCTGCGGCAGTTTCCGAAAAGCGAGAAGCACACGCTTTCAGCGGAGATTCGCCAGTCGATGTATGAAATCGACAAGCACATCATTCGTGCCCAGAAGCGCTACTTTAAGAAAACAACCCTCCAGGATCTCGACATCGAGATCGCCCATTTAAGGACCAAAGTCAGATTGGCCAAAGATTTAGAGTTCCTGCCATTCAACAAGTACGAGAATTGGGAAAAGATGATTGTCGAACTTGGCCGGATGGTAGGTGGGTGGCTGAAAAAGCTGCCCGCAGGGTCATGACCGTCTGCTCTTCGCGGTGGTAATTGTAATAACGGGGCGCAGTCCCCGGGGGCGCTCAACCTCAATAACGCCCCGTCCAACAACAATTGGAATATCGGCGCGCGCGCAGCACATCTAACGGCAGATGCTTTGAAGGTACTGCCTTCAAAGACGGTCCACAACTTGTACAGGTCATGATCCTTGTCGCACTCGAAGCTGAGTCGGCAAAAATATTAAGCTGTGCGGGTGGTCAGTAGGAAGCCCGAACGCCACCCGCATTAGCGTTGAGAGACAATGAAACGACACGGAAACCTCTATCATAAAATAATTACCTTCGAGAATATCTGCGAGGCTTATCACAAGGCGGCCCTGGGGCGGCGATATACCTACGAGGTCCTGTCTTTCCGCAATAATCTGGAGGAGAATCTGATCTCCATCCAGGAAGACCTGGTCGACAAGACCTATCAACCCGGCAATTACTGGAAATTCACCCTCTACGAGCCGAAAAGGCGCACCATTTACGTCTCTCCATTCAGAGATCGTGTTGTCCATCATGCCATAATGAACATTATCGAGCCGATCTGGGACCATCTCTTCATCTACGATTCCTACGCCTGCCGGAAATTTAAAGGAAGCCATGACGCCATGTACCGCGTCGTTAAATTCTTCCGAGAGACAAAGCAGCAATATGAACGTGTATACTGCCTGAAAGGCGACGTTTCCAAGTTCTTTCCTTCGATAAACCACCACATTCTAATGGAGATCATCGGACGCAAGATCAAATGCAAGGACACCCTTTCCTTGATCCGGAAGATCGTTTTTAACGCTGGAGATCCGTTAGATCCAGATTCCAAGAATATGCCTATCGGGAGCCTGCTTTCGCAGTGGTCGGCGAATCTTTACTTGAACGAGCTGGATTACCATATCAAACACAATATGCAGGTTAAATTCTATGTCCGCTACATGGATGACTTCGTTCTCCTCGATGACGACAAGGCCCGGCTGCACGCTTATAAGGCTGAAATATTATCCTATTTAAATGATCATCTACGGCTTCAGTTAAACCCCAAGAGCGACATTTACCCGGCAGATCGAGGCATTGACTTTGTCGGTTATCGGATATGGCCGAGCTATCGATTGGTGCGGAAAAAGGCCCTTGTGCGCGCCACGAAGCGGTTTAAGAGGCTCTCACACGATTACGAGCATGGGCTGGTGGATTTGGCCCATGTCAATTCATCGGTCATGTCCTGGTTGGGACACTGCGGGCATGCCCACGTTCTGAACGGTAAAATAAAGTGTTTGGAGGCGCTGGTCTTAAGACGACCTACTGAGCAGACTGGATAAAACCAGCAGAGATGAGGCGGTTTCTACCTGGCAATCGCGGCAGATTCAAAACAGGCCGACAATTGCACAGGATTTTTGCACCCTACGACCCACCCCGTGGGGGTTGTCGCATGTTTCGTTTTTTTGTCTCAGATTACGTTTTTTCTTGTCGCAGAATAACTTTCGCCTGACACCCCCTGTTTCTCGCCGGAGGGAAAAAATTCGACAAATAATAAAGATCAATGGGCTAACCATTTATTGGCTAACCCATTGATTTTTAAAATGGTGGGCCGTGCGGGAATCGAACCCGCGACCAACGGATTAAAAGTCCGCTGCTCTACCGGACTGAGCTAACGGCCCAGAAACGGCGCCGCAGGTAAAAATTCTTCCTGCGACGAGGAATAGATACGGGATAACGCTCTTGAAAGGCCCGACCTCTTAGAACATGCGCCCATCCTTGTCAAGAAGAAACTGTTACAGCGAGCCCGGCCCCTCAACAGGAACGGTTACCCCCTTGTAACGGGACTGAAGCAACTTCAGAAGGAAAGAGGGCGTCGTCACTCGCTGAAAGGATTTTTCAGCACCATGGTGCTTTCCCGCCCGGCCCCCACAGAGATCAGCGTCAACGGCACGCCGGACAATATTTCAAGTCTTTCAAGATATTTACGCGTGTTTTTGGGCAGATCGTCGATCTCCTTGGCGTGGCGGATATCCTCCGTCCATCCCTCCAGTTCCTGATAAACAGGCTCGCATGTCGCAAGCGTCCGGAGGTTTGCGGGAACAGATGCGGTATATTCGTCGCCCGCCGCTGTCCGGTATCCGACGCATATTTTTAGCTTTTCCAACCCCGTCAGAACGTCCAGTTTGGTGACGGCGATGCTGGTCGTGCCGCATACGCGAACGGCATGCCGGACGAGAACCATGTCGAGCCAGCCGCAGCGCCTTCGCCGTCCCGTGGTTGCACCAAATTCCTGCCCCACCGTCTGCATATGCTCGCCGACGGCGTCCGTCAGTTCCGTCACGAAAGGCCCTTCGCCCACGCGTGTTGTATAAGCCTTGCAGATGCCGACCACGCGGTCGATGGCCCCGGGGCCGACGCCGCTGCCGCAACTGGCGTTGCCGGCCACCGTGTTGGAGGATGTCACATAGGGATAGGTTCCGTGGTCGATATCCAGGTGGCAACCCTGGGCGCCTTCAAAGAGCACCTTCTTGCCGCGCCGCGTTTCCTGCTCGATGATCAGGGAGGTGTCCGCGACAAAAGGCTTGAGATATTCAGCATAAGCAAGATATTCGTCAACGACCTGCTGCGCATCAAGCGGCGCTTCCTCAAAGAGCCTCGTCAGGTAAAAATTCTTCTCTTCGATGTTACCCGCCACTTTCTCCCTGAAGGTCGCCTCGTCCAGCAGGTCGCAGAAGCGGATCCCGACGCGGGCCACCTTGTCTTCATAGGCCAGTCCGATCCCGCGACCCGTCGTACCGATTTTATTATTACTTTTCCGCGCCTCCCGCGCCACATCCAGCCGACGGTGATAGGGCATGATCAGGTGCGCTTTCTCACTGACAAAAAGTCGCGTATGCTTGGGAAAGAGATTGCGCTTTCGAAGGTCTTCGATCTCCCGCATCATAACGGCCGGATCGACCACCACACCATTGCCGATGATGCAGGTTTTGTGGTCGTGCAGAATACCCGAAGGAATCAGATGCAGGATCGTCTGCACCCCCTTGACGACCAGCGTATGCCCCGCGTTGTTGCCCCCTTGAAACCTGACGATGACATCCGCATCCTCGGCATAGAGGTCCACCACCTTGCCCTTGCCTTCATCGCCCCACTGAGTTCCAACGACTACGACGTTTGCCATGAAACGTTCCCCCTATTGTCCTTACATTTCAAGTTGAATCACGGAAATGACATGCGGCAGGTTCCGGAGCTTTTCCAAAACGGCCTCCGGCACGATGCTGTCCGTACTCAACACGACGAGGGCCTGTGTCGCCGCCTGGTCACGACTCAAATGCAGCCGGGCAATGTTCACGTTGTTTTCGCCCAGCGTGGCGCCGATGTTCCCGATGACACCGGGCCGGTCATAGTTGGACAAGACCAGCATGTAGCCCTCCGGCACGACTTCGAGCGTAAACTGGTCGATTTTGACGATTCGGGGATCCTGCCGGCCGAAAATGGCGCCCGCTGCGTAATGGGTGTCCTTCGAGGTCTTGACGGTCAGGGCGATCATGCTGGTATAGTCGCCGATCTCATTGCTTTTCGATTCGACGATCTTGATGCCGCGCTCCTTGGCCACCACGGTGGCGTTGATGTAATTGATGCTGTCTTTCAGCACGGGCGTCAGCAAACCCTTCAACAGGGAGATGGTCAGAGGGGCGACGTTGTAATCCAGGATCTTGCCGCTGTATTCGACGATCAACTCCGAAATGCCGCCGGCAACAACCTGGGCCTGGAACTTGCCCAGCTTTTCCGCCAGATCGAGATAGGGCTGGATGACCTGCAGCAGTTCGGCGCTGACCGAGGGGAAATTTACGGCGTTGCGGATTTCTCCACGGGTCAGATAATCGGCGATCTGCTCGGCGATCGCGACGGCCACGTTGATCTGGGCTTCGTCGGTCGATGCGCCCAGATGCGGGGTGCAGATCACGTTTTCCAAAGCGATCAGATCCTGGTTCTTTGTCGGCTCCTCCTCGAAGACGTCCAAGGCGGCGCCGGCCACCTTGCCGGACATCAGGGCGTCGTACAGGTCGTGTTCGTCGATAATCCCGCCGCGTGCGCAATTGATGATATAGACGCCCTTTTTCATCCTTGCGAAGGCGTCCGCATTGATGAGGCCCCGCGTATCCTTCGTCAGGGGCGTGTGAACGGATATAAAATCGGAATGATTCAGCAGGTCGTTAAAGCTCACCAGGCTGATGCCGATCTTCGACGCCGCTTCCGGCGACATGAACGGATCATAGGCAATGACATTCATCTTGAGGCCCAGCGCCCGGTCGGCAACGATGCTCCCGACCCGGCCGATGCCGACGATGCCCAAGGTCTTGTTGAAAATTTCGTTCCCCATGAATTTGTTCTTTTCCCATTTGCCGTTTTTCATGGAGGCGGTGGCCTGGGGAATCTTCCTTGCGAGCGACAGCATCATCGAGAGGGCATGCTCTCCCGTCGTAATGGTATTGCCGCCCGGAGTGTTCATGACGACGATTCCCCGCTTGCTGGCCGCAATAATATCGACATTGTCAAGGCCGACGCCGGCTCGGCCGATGACCTTGAGATTATCCGCGCCGTCGATGATGGCCTGGGTCACCTTCGTGGCGCTGCGGATCACAAGGCCGTCATATTCTTTGATGACGCCCCGGAGTTCGTCGGGCGTGAGATTCGTCATGACATCGACCTCTATCCCCGGCGTCTCCTTGAGCACCTTGATTCCCTCGGCGGAGAGGGTGTCGCTGACCAATATTCTCTTCATGAAACAGTTCTCCTTCGAATAATTTTTTTTGACACGGGCACGGATTGGTTATCCGTCCTCCTGCATGTTAAAGCTCTGCAATCTTCTGCCGATAGATCTTTTCGAGTTCGGCGAGCGCGGCGCGAATGTCCGCCGGCTCGATGGTGGGACCGCACCAGAACCGGAAGCCCGGGGGGGCGTCCTTATAGGAATTGATATCGTGAGCCATTTTGCTTTTATCGAGCGCACCGGCAATCGTTTTGAGGAATTTCGCCCGGTCCTCTCTGTGCATGGCTTTGACCTTTTCGCTGGTCACGGTCAGGCAGACGGACGTGTTGGACCGGACGGCCTTCGACGCCGCCAAAAACGCGATCCAGTCCGTCTTTTCGACCCAGTCTTCGATTTCCTTCAGATTGGCCAGGCTTCGCTGGAAAAGACCCTCGAGGCCGATCGCAGCCGCCCATTGCAGCGCATCGAGGTAATCCTCCACGCAGAGCATGGAGGGCGTGTTGATCGTGTCCCCCTGAAAAATGCTCTTGTCCACCGTGCCGCCTTTCTTCATACGGAAGACCTTGGGCAACGGCCAGGGCGGATCGTAGGATTCCAGCCGGGCGACAGCCCGGGGACTCAGGACGAGCATGCCATGGGCTGCTTCTGCGCCCAGGCACTTCTGCCAGGAGAAGGTCAGGACATCCACTTTCGACCAGTCGATGGGCATGGCAAAGACGGCGCTCGTCGCGTCGCAGAGCGACAACCCGGCGCGGTCGGAGGGAATCCAGTCCCAGTCGGGAATCTTGACGCCGCTGGTGGTTCCGTTGGCCACAAAGACCACATCGCTGTTCCAGTCAGCGGCGCCGAGATCGGGGATCATGCCGTAATCGGCCTTTAAAATGGCCGGGTTCAGTTTGAGCTGCTTCGTCACGTCGCTCGCCCAGCCTTCGGAAAAGCTCTCCCAGACCAAAACGGTCACCGGCCTCGCCCCCAGAAAAGACCACATCGCCGCTTCAAACGCGCCCGTATCCGATCCCGGAAAGACACCGATGAGATAATCATCAGGAATTCCGAGGACTTTTTTTGTTTCGACAATGGCCTGTGCGAGCTTTTGCTTCCCCAGGGCGGACCGATGGGACCGACCGACGGCCGCGTCCCGAAGCGCATCGAGACGCCACCCGGGTCTTTTGCTGCAGGGGCCGGAGCTGAAATTTGGATTATGCATCACATTATTTCCTTTCTCATTTTCAAACGAGTGCGGACTCTATCAGCATTAAAATCAATATTCAAGATTTTTTGCTCCCGATGACGCCTTACGGGTTACTGCGGCGAATTCTTTGGAATTGACGGGCTTGGGAAAAAAAAGTATGATCATGACCAAACATCCTCAAGAGGACCTTCCATTGAAAAAAGTGAAATCCTCCTTCTTCTGCCAGAATTGCGGGCATCAATCCCCGAAATGGCTCGGCAAGTGTCCGGTCTGCGATCAGTGGAACCCCTTCGTCGAAGAAGAAATCCGGTCCGATGCACGCAATGACCGCTCCGAATACGCCATGAGCGAAGCCCCGCTTCCCATCGACGCAATCGTGACCGATGAAAAGGAGCGCATTTCGACGGGTATGGCGGAAATGGACCGCGTACTCGGAGGTGGACTGGTCGGCGGCTCCGTCGTTCTCGTCGGCGGCGATCCGGGCATCGGCAAATCGACTCTGATGCTTCAGGTCCTAAGCAAAATGGCCTGCAATAACTTCAAGGTTCTCTACATCTCAGGAGAGGAATCGGCCAAACAGATCAAGCTCCGGGGCCGCCGGATCGGCGCATCATCCGCCAACCTGCTTGTTCTCGTTGAGATTTCTCTCGAAAACATCCTGCAGCAGATCAAGGCCATCGCACCGGCCGTCGTCGTGGTCGATTCCATCCAGACGGTTTATTCGTCCGTGCTGTCGTCCGCGCCGGGCAGTGTGGGACAGGTGCGCGAGACCGCCGAACAACTGATTCTGATGTCCAAAAAGAGCGGCGTCCCCGTTTTTCTGATCGGCCATGTCACGAAGGACGGCGCGATCGCCGGTCCCAAGGTCCTCGAACACATGGTGGATACGGTCCTCTACTTTGAAGGGGACTCCGGCCACGCCTACCGGATCATCCGGGGCATCAAGAACCGGTTCGGACCGACCTCCGAGATCGGCGTCTTTGAAATGCGCGACAACGGTCTCAACGAGGTCTCGAACCCCTCGGCTTTTTTCCTGGCTGAAAGGCCACAGGGGGCGCCCGGTTCCGTCGTGACCCCCAGCATCGAAGGCACCCGGCCCATCCTGATCGAAATCCAGTCCCTCGTCCATCCCACGCATTTCGGGCTCCCCCGCAGAACCGCCATCGGCGTCGATTCCAACCGCGTGGCCCTGCTCGTGGCGGTCATGGATAAAATCTGCGGCCTGCGTCTGAGCAATCACGATATCTATATCAACGTTGCCGGCGGCGTGAGGGTGGATGAACCGGCCATTGATCTGGGCATTGTTTCTTCCATGGCTTCGAGTTTCCTGGACCGGCCCATCGACGCCGGGACGGTGGTGCTCGGGGAGGTCGGACTGACGGGCGAGATCCGGGGCGTCTCCCAGATGGACGCCCGCATCCGCGAGGCGGCCCGCATGGGCTTCAACTGCTGCATTCTCCCGAAAACCAATACGCACGATATACCCCGGGGCGAAAAGATAACTCTCAATAAAATCAGCAACATTAAGGAACTGCTCGAACACCTTTTTTAATAAGGAGGAAGCATGCCTGGAGCACTTAAAAGTTTGAAAGTACTTGATTTTACGACTCTGTTGCCGGGGCCTTACGCTACAATGTGCCTGGCCGATCTGGGGGCCGATGTCCTGAGGATCGTCTCCGGCTCCCGGCCCGATCTGGTGGATTTTTTCCCGCCCTATGTGCCGGGGACAAAACTGTCCGCCGCGGCCACGCAACTGGGGCGCGGAAAACGCTGCATGGCCCTGAATCTCAAGGATCCGAGGGCGATCAAGATCATCCATCAACTGATCGCGGATTACGACATTGTGATCGAGCAGTTCCGGCCCGGCGTCATGGCGAAGTTCGGCCTGGCCTATGAAGACCTCAAAAAAATTCACCCGGCCGTCATTTACTGCTCGCTGACGGGTTACGGCCAGACGGGCCCCCTGCGCGACCGCGCGGGCCACGACATCAACTATATCGCCCGCTCCGGCGTGATGTCCTATTCCGGGAAAAAGGAATCCGGACCCTGTCTGCTGGGCATCCAGATCGCCGATGTCGCCTCCGGCTCGAACAACGCCGTCATCGGTATCTTGGCGGCGGTTGTTTCCCGGCACGGCGACGGCCGGGGCCAGCATATCGACATCTCCATGACGGACGGCATGATCGCCTTCCACGCCATGTTCGGCGCGGGATTCCTGGTGGAAGGGCGAGAACTCGAGCGCGACGGCGATTATCTCAACGGCGGCTCCCTTTACGATTACTACGAGACAAAGGACGGCCGGTATGTCAGTTTCGGCGGTCTGGAGCCTCAGTTTTTCACCAATTTCTGCAACACCGTCAACCGCCCGGATCTCATTCCCGGCGGGGTTTTACCCAAGGGGATTGAAACCATCAAAAAAGATATCCGTTCGATTTTCCTCACAAAAACACGGGACGAATGGGTCGGGATTTTCAACCGGACGGACGCCTGCTTCGAGCCGGTCATGACCCTAACGGAGGTCTTCGACGACGCCCTGACGCGCGAGCGCGAAATGGTGGTAGAAGTGGCGCTGCCCGGCGGCGGGACGGTCAGGCAGATCGGCAACCCCATCAAGCTCTCCGAAACGCCGCCTGAATACCGGCATGCCGGGGTCGCCGGAGGGGTGCATACCCGTGAGGTCCTGACCGGGCTGGGGTATACGGATCCGGAGATCGAGGAATTTGAAAAGACGGGTTTGTTTAAATGATTCTGGAGGCTCGCAAAACCGATGAAAAATGGTTTGAAAGCGGCGAATCAAATGTTTTCCGCCTTTCCAGAGATTACGTTAATGGTTTGTTGTGCATCATGATTATGTTTGGTGGTTCTCTTTGCGGAAAAGATTTTTGAGTCGTGGCGAAGCCATTTTCCATCGGTCTCGAATGAGGACGAACGAAGAGAGTGGGGGGCAAGGATTCATTTTTCAATAATTCTTTATTGAGGAGGGAACCATGATTCTAGCATCGCAGGAAAACATTCGGAAGTGGTCGGAGGCCGGAGCCTGGGGGAAAAGAACCCTGATCGATTATTTTAATTTTCACGTCCGGAAGAACCCGGGCAAGGTCTGCCTGGTGGACCCCATGAACAAGGAGGCACTGGTGGGCCTCAAGCCGGAACGGCTGACCTACCAGGAATTGAGCCGTGCGGTGGATGCCACGGCGGAGGCCCTGCTGGCAAGGGGCATCAAAAAAGACGACATTATCATCGTACAGCTCCCCAACT